GTACCGTGTGCCGCAACTCCTGCTCGCCCAACCCCTGCCGTTTCTCGGCAAGCTTGGCCGTGCGTTCCTTCTGTTCGGCAGCCATGGCCTACCTCTTCTATTCCGCTGGCCGGCAGTGCGAGCCAGGTTTGACGTTTGCGTTGTTGGATGCGGGCTATGCGGCGCATCGATTACCGCCCGCACTGGACTTCGGATAGTCGATAGAATTCTCGTCAAGCAAGCGCTTCAGCGTGGTGTTGGTGATGTGGAGCTTCTCGCAGACCTGGCGACGGCTGATTCCAAGGTCCCTGTAGGCCTTGATGCGCTCTGCCAGAATCAGTTCGTGCCTTGCGATTGCCGCCTGCTGTTCGGGGCTGGGGTTGCGTGAGTGATGTACACGCTTGAAGCTGAACCCGAATTCCTTGGACATGCTCAGCAGGGTCCGGCGGCCGATTCCTGTTGCCAGGCCGACTTCCTTCTGCGTATGAGTCGGAGCCAGCTCCATGACCTTTGCCACGCGCTGCCGCCGCTGTTCTTCCTGGCGCTCCAGCGGAGTAGGTGGCGGCGGTTCGATTGGCTCTATCCGGCGCCGAATAAACGGCTTCGGCGCCGGCGGCATCTGGTTACTGTAGGTGATGGGCTTGGGGATGTAGCCGCTGGCCGGGCCTTCTTCGATCTGCCCACCGGCAGCAATGAACTGCTCGACCGCGGCGGCCAGTTCGTTCGATGCGCCACGCAGGCGCTCCACTTCGTTCTGTAGGATGCTGATCATGCTGCCTTACTCCTGAGCGCCGCCTCGTACCCATCAACCAGCAGCTTGAATTCCCACAGGTCTTCTTCGAGGCTTTCGATGTAGTCGTTGTCCCGCTTGAACTCTTTCCACCAGAGCTGTCGGCCCACCGGCTTCAACAGCGGGCAGTACATCCCAATGTGCCACCACTTCCGGTCGGTGATCCACATGCAGCCCTGCACCTGGTCGATGACGTCGCTGGCGTCATTGTCGATGTGGAATGAGCGGAGCTTATCGGGCGCCAGGAAGCACTTGTATTCAGAGCCGCCGTCGTCGCCGATGAATCCATCCGCGCTGGCGCCGAACACGCCGTCATCCGTTTTGACCAATCCGACCTGTGTGACGATGAGCCCGGTCTGAATCTCATGTTCCATTCGAGCCTCGGGCTCCAGCTCATGCCCTCGGCGCATCTGCCAGGTCTCGAACCCGCCATCCAGCGGCGCACCGCCGATGCGTTCGACTGCCAACTCGAAAGCGTACGACAGTGCGGCATTCGACGGCTCGCCGACTTTTTCGCCGTCCAGAGCTCGCTGAACTACTTCGGCTTTTGGCCCGGCCTTGTATCCGGCCAACTCCATTGCCTTCGTCTCACCCTTACCGGCAAGCATGGCGTCGACATATTTCTTCTGCTGGGCGTTCAGGCTGTTCACCTTGGAGCGTGCTGTGCTGAACATGCTTGCCGTGATTACTCCGGCGCGGGCATGCTGCCATTCAGCCGAGCCCTGAGTGCAATTAACGATGATCATTGAGGCGCCTCCAGCTTGGCTTTGTGGACGGTGACCGCAGTCTTCACTGTGGAATACCCGTTGGTGTCACCTGATGCCTGCAGGACTTTCAGGCTTGCCTGCCAAACGTCCTTCAGCTCATCCGGTGTAGTGGTCTGCCCGACCCGCTCAAGGATGTCCGCGACGACCTGGGCGCGCATATCCTCTGTTTCTGATCCGTCCGATGACTGACCATCATCGTCACGGGTGTCGCCGGTCGTGATATTCAGCAGCGCGCACATCACGTAGCGTTTTCCGTAGGTGGTGGAAGATCCAACTGCCTGAACGTCGTTTCGGCCCTTTCCGATATCTGCCTGGAGCGTAATGGTCGTTTGCTCGCGGTGTCCGCCCCGATGCATCAAAATTCCTGTGACGCTGATCGACTTGTCCGCGTTTTCCACCTTGAAGGTGATGGCAAATCCATGCTGCTGCATGATCGGCTTCAGGGTGTGGGTGATTTGGTCGAGCGTGGCGTAGGAGTTACCTGTGTGCAGGTTTACGGACCCTTCAAAGACCGTGGGGATGTTGCACTGCATTTCGGCCATCGCCGCGTTGAAAGCTTGCTCAGCCTCCTTGGCCTGCATGCGCTCATGCATGGCCAGCAGGCGCTCCATCTTTTCGATGTCGCAGGTTGGATCGGCAGCGGCACGGCTGATGACAGCCATGATGCTGGTGTCCATTGCTACCGGCGCGGACACCTGGCGGCGCTGCTCCGGCATAATGATGTCGGTGGACATGCTGAATACCTCAGAATTGAATGGATACGTTCGGCACTTCGCCACGGGCGATCTTCAGGACGATGGCCTTGGCCAGCTCTTCGCTGATGTTCATGCCGATCAAAGCCTGTTTGGCCTCGCCAAGGATTTTCGATTTGTGCGCTACGTCAGCCTGGCGTTCCTGCTGCTGGCGCAGGATTTCGTCTGCCGCTGCGTTCGCTCGCGCAACCTCTGCCAGTCGAGCTTGCTCCACGGCTTCCTCTTGTCGACGGATGGCCGCGAGCCGATCTTGCTCGGCGCGCTGCTCGGCGGCGATTCGGTTCGTCTCGGCCTGCGCCGCTGCTGCTCGGGACTGTTCGGCTTGCAGTTCCAGTTGCAGGCGTTGGCGTTCGGCGACGGCCTCGGCATCCAGTGCTGCTTGTGCGGCAGCGCGCTGGGCGGCGGCGGCCTGATCAAGCAGATCCTGTTCGCGGCGGAAAGCGGCCAAGCGTTCGGCCTCGGCACGCTCTACTGCTTCGCGGCGGGCTTGTTCGGCGGCAGCCTGGGCGATTGCCGCGTCACGGTCGCGCTGCGCCTGCGCTTCGGCCTCTGCCCGCAAGCGGACTAGTTCAACCTGTTCGGCTTCATGCTGGGTACGCTCGGCGTGCAGTGCACGCAACAGCGAAAGGGTGCGGTCTTTCGCTTGGGCGGCCTCTGGTAAGAACTCTTCCCAGGATTCGCCCAGCTCAACCGCTTCCAGCTGGGCAATGGTTTGTGCCAAGGCGGCTGCGGTCGGCGTTGCGCCAAACACCTCCATATCCTTGATCGCCTGAATGTTGTCGATGTGGCGGTCCTTGCGGGCCTGCTCGACGTTTTCCCAGTCGGTCAAAGGCTGGCGGGTGGCATCGCGCAGGGCATCCATCTTGGTGACGAACTCGCGCAACTCAGCCTCGACCACCTTGGGCATTTCCTTGAGGCGCTTCAGGTAATCACGACCGGGTGTTTCGACTGCCTTTTTGGACTTACTCACCGTTGCGGCCAGAGAAGCAATGCGCTCGCGCCCCTTGCGGATGGTCAGGTCGGGCACCTCGGCTGTTACTTCGGCCTTCACCGCGTCGAAGAACTGGCCAAGGCCGCCGGCTACGTAGATAGCCGGCGCGTTGTCGGCGCTGATGTCGTCGATGGTGATTACTTGCTGTTGTGCGGACATGGGGGTTCCTTGCCGCGATGCTCGCAGCGATTGAAGGTGTTGGTTATTGAGTGATTCGATCAGCGAGGGCGCTGAGCAACATCAGGAAGGTGAAGAGGGCGAGGACCGAAAAAGAGCCGCGCCAGATCAGTAGGCGCCTGGTGCGCTGGCGGGTGGTCACGGCCGAACCCTCACCGCAATTCGACCGCCCTTCATGGTTGCCGCCAGTCGCTTCGGCAAGGTGGCCACGGCACGCTCACGCGGCTGGCCGATCACTTCATTGAAGGGAAGGCCGAAGCCCAGCATGATCAGCTTCGACTCAACTTCGTCGAGTTGCTCGTCGATCAGTGATTTAACTGGTGCAGTGCTCATGCAGCCTCCTTGCGGTGCCTGGTGATTCTCAGCAGGCGCTGGCAGTAGTGGTTGAATTCTTCGACGGTGATTGCGTCGCCCGTGAGCATGTTGGTGATCATCCGCACGACGACGGATTGGGCACCGGGCTCGCTGGCGGGATGCTCCAGGGCCTCCAGCGCCTCATCGATCAGGATGTGAGGGCTCATAGGTCTGCATCCACGTCGTCTTCTGCCTCTTCCCGTTCCGCTGCTACTGCGTCGGCGGCGTAGGGTCGGAGAAGATCCATGGCGATCCGCTCGGCGGCTTCGATGGGGCGGGGCTGGCCGATCAAGTCAGCAGCGTCGCCGCGTGCGTCTGCCTGGCTGCCCAGGATCGCCGACAGGAATAGCCGGGCGAACGAATCTCGCTCGTCCAAACCGTCGATCTGGCGTTGATTCAGATGCCCTTGCAGCACCGTGCAGAA